CGATTTCTCGCAATGGAGCCTTGCTAGGTCACGGTCGAGCCCGATCGCTTCGATCTTGTCGGCAAGCTTGTTTTCCCATTGCGGATACTTTTTGCCGATCCAAGCGACAAATTGAGCCTTTTTCGATGCGTTGATAGCGTTGTTTCCTTCGGTCTTGATAAGCCCGCGTAGCATCTGCTCGACGGCTCGATCGTTTCGGGCTTGCTCTTGCGTGTCCTCTTGGTCGTCCTCTGGCGTGTCTTCGGGCTCTGGTTCTGGATCGTCACCGGATCGCTGGATATTTGGATTGATGAATTCTTCGCCGCCCTCGTATGGGTTCAAATCAAGCTTTGATCGGCATTCGTTGGGGTTCATGATCCGCGACGAAACCGCCACTGAAAACGCGTCAATGGTTTCCTTGAGTGCGGTTCGCAGGATAGCCCCTGTATTGAACTTAAAATAGGCTTTGTTGAGCCGAATTTCCGTTGGCGTCAGGAGCTTCATATCGCATTGCTCCTCAAACTGGACTAGCCACCTGTCCAAGCATTGAAGGTAAGCTATTTGGGTTTGCTCCCTGGAGTTATACGAATCCGTTTCGCCATCGCCGGGCATCCCTTCGAGGCCAAAAAGCATACCGATATCCGCTCGGTTGAACTTTTGCAGGTCGACGAATTGAGCGTCTGAATTGGACATTGAAACCGCGTTGGCCTTGATGCCTTCGCGTAGCAATCCAGCTTTGCCAGCGTTATCCGATCCGGCTTCCGCCGCGTTGAACGCATCAATAAACTTTTTGGCGTCTGTGTCGTTGCGAAACATTGCCGGAGGGGCTTCCAGGAATAACTTAGCTCGAAAGCCCTTTGCAATTTGCTGATTTTGAAACTTTATCGCCTCTTTCGATGTGCTAAAAACGACGTTGGCAAGGTCCAGCAAGCCTAGCCCATCGACGCCATTCCACGAAAAGCCGCTAATGTGCAAAACGTCCGAGTCTCGAAAAACGATATAGCCGTTATCGTCGGTGTCGTAGGTATCAAATAACTCGGTCTTGGTTTGGTCTTCGGGCTTGTAGGCGTGATACTTCAAGCCCTCATGGATTACGGTCCAGGTTCGTTCGGGCATCATAGGAATCAATTCCTCGACGCCAGTGCCATTGCGAATGATAGCCGCCCTACCATTGCCCCGCATGATTGCATGGCTCAATAGCTGCTGCTTAAAGACCGTTGGGCTTTGGATCTTGTTCGGTTGCTTCCTCAGTAGCCTGTAGCCATCGTGCTTGAGGTCGTTTTCAGCCCCTTTGCCGACAACCTTTTTTACGTCGATGGGTAGCCTAGCAAAGTCCCCTGTAAGCTTGTTATGGGCGAAGAACGCCGGGGGGATGCCCATTGCATCTTTGATGCCGACCCTAGCCGGATTAACATCCCAGCCGAATCCAGCCCATTGAACCAATCGAGAAAACATGTCCATAAGCCATTCCTTAGATTACGTAAAGTTTCCCGGTTGATCGCTCAGGCTGTAGGCTTGCGATTCGATAAGCCATAACCGCCGCCACGATGGGGTCAATTTTGTCCTTCGATTTCGCTTTGTCAAACATCCACCTGTCTTGCCGATCCTTAGCAATTATAGCGTTATTCGCGCACCAGCGTAGTAGCTTTGAGTCGGCAAATACTAGCCGCCCGTTTTTCATTAAGTCGATAAAATCGCGAATAGCCTCATTAAAGTTGGCTTGGTTCTGTGCCATTCGAGCCGCGACGACGCCCGCTTTAGTTAGCCTCTCTCCCAGTTGCTGCCCGTTGTATGGATCATACGCCGCCGTCCCAATGTCATTGGCCTCAAGGTCTGCCAAGATCGATTCGGTAAGATCCTCGATTGGGTAAGTAGCCTTAATAATTTCCTCATCGAAGATGAATTGCGAAAAAGGCATCGCCGTCAAGTCGCGGTTGCAATTAGCCGCGATGTAAGCCTTGGTCCGAATTTCGTAACGGTAGATCGTCTTGCCGTCGTCTGTAACGTCGATCGGGAATCGAGCGCACAAAGCGTAAGCCGCTAAGTCGTCGCGTGCTCCAAGGTCAACCCCGGCCCCGTAGCCGTCAGCCTGCGACCAATCCGAGTAAGGCTTAACGCATCGCTCAAAGTCCTCAAGGTCGAAGGCCTTTTCGGTCGACGAGACGATTCGGTTGCCGTGAAATCTATCAAGCAAATTTCGACCAATTGCCGTGTGGCGAAACTTGTTGACCTGTTCGCGAAGATACTCCCGCTTGACCGAAATACCGAGGTTTGGGTTGGCCTTAATCCAGGTCGATTCGTCCTCAAATTCGTCATTCTTGTCTAGTTCGTAGATCAAAGCAAATAAGGTTTCGTCCTTGCTTACGCCCGAAACTACGTTTGTTGCGTAGTTGTATTCCTGGAGCCACAAATCGGATTTATCATCGCCTGCGGTTGTAATGATGACGTGCAAAGGCTGGGAGCGTGAGCCGCTGCCCGTAACCATCGTGTCGTAAAACTTCCGATGGTGTTGGCCCCATGCGTGGACCTCATCCATAACGACGCAATGCGGGTTCAATCCGTCGAAGGGCTTATCCGAGGAAACCTTGCGAATATAGCTTCCGTTGTGCGTGTAGGTGATCGTCTCGTTGCGAATGTCGGTTCGCGTTTGCATCGTCTTAGACTGCTGTACCATCCGTTCGCATTCGCCGTATGCGATGTTCGCTTGCTCCTTCTTGGTCGCTGTCAGGAGGATCTGCCCGATAGCTTCCGGCTTGCCTGTTCGCGGGTCGATGTCGGCCATCGCTAGGTAGTGGCTCAACCCTGCTACGAATGTAGTCTTGCCGTTCTTCCTGGCCATCGACCAGTAGACTTTGCGGAATCGCCGGGTTCGATCCTCATCGCGCCGCCATCCGAAGATATTCCATAGCCCGAAAACCTGCCAATCTTCGAGGGTCAAAGGCTTGCCCGCGTACTCACCGATGGAATGCCGAAGGATGAGCGGAAAGAACTCGCAGACGCTAGCCGCCTTAACCGCGTCGAAGTAGTAAGGGAAATCCGGCGTAGATTGCCTGCCCATGTCGAGCCGATAGCGGAGGACAGCATCCTTGACCCGATCGCAAGCGACTACCGAACCGTCTTCGACGGCTTGGCAGTAGTCCTCGACACGTAGCGGGATGCCGCTTGCTATCAACTTGTTGACCTCGCTAGCCACTGGGCAAACTCATCTTCCTCTTCGGTCTGCGGGGCCTTGAGCCTCGACCGGCTCGAAGGGGTCAAGCCTAGCTCCGCTTCCCGTTTTAGGATCCGATCGCTGTAGGTGTGGAACTGATTTGCTTCGGGCTTGAGTTTCGTTCGCCCTTTTTCATCCATGTCTGAGACGTTGCCGCCCTTGATCGTTTCCCACAAGGCAAGCATCATCGAATAATCAAGGCAATACCCCGCGATTAGGCCTTGATCGGTCACGGCTAGGAGATTCATCGACTCAAGTTGATCGCAAACCCAATGCCAACGGGATTTCGCGGTTGGATCGTCTTCGACCGCTGCCGGAATCTTAGGTCTCCCTAGCTTCGGTTTTGGCTCATCTAAGTTGCGTCGCTGCGGGTTCTTGGTAAATGCCCCAGATGCCTCTTTGGTGGCGTTAGAAAGCGGTTTTCGGCCCTTTACCATGCTTAAAACCCCAATTTTGTGGAGACTCGCGAAAGCGATAACGACAGATCGACGCCGTAGGGTATAAGCTTTTCGAATACCCCCGGTTTTGGCCCGCTGGATGCCTCTAGCGTCGCGTCATACGAGCGCAGCGACCAAGCCTTGACTTCCATACCCTCTAACTCTCGGCCCTCTATGGCCTCATGGCAGGGGCCACAAACAGCAAGCCAATTGCCAGGGTCCATCCGCAAGTGGGGAGCGTTCCGAATGCTGTGAATGTGGTGCATGTCCCTACTAGGCTTGGCATCGACAGCCCCGTAAAGCATCACGCACCGCTCACATAGAGGATGCTCTGCCCTGTATCGCTCCGATGCCCGCCTGTGATCCGTGCCGTGCCCTTCGGCTGTAGTGTCTCGACGCTGCGTACTAGCACCGCCATGGCACTCGCATCGATCAGCAACAATCTTTCCGCATCGGCAGAGCCTAGGCACTTGCCGCCTCCTGGACGCTAAAGACGCCCCTTGCTATCACGCTGTTGGTCCCGCCCGTAATGTCACGCAATGCCCACCGCTTATTGCCTACTGATGAAGTAACCGCAGTTCCGATCGATACGGTAAAGGTCTGGTTCGATCGAGTGATCGAGCCGTTAGGAATCGTCAACAGGTCGGTCCCTTCGGCATCCTCGATGGTTAAGCTCAATGTTAGGCTAGTCAGCGTGAAGTCAGTAACCACCGATACCGATCTGATTTCGTTTCGATAGTACGTAATCGTCGTTCCGGCCACCCGCTCAGGGGTCGATGCCGAAACAGGGTAGACGTTGATGGTTTGGGCTCCTGGCAATGAGTCGCGGATGGTATCCAGTATCCCGCTCGATGGGTCGAGGATATCGCCAGCCGAATTGAACCCGAGGATCGTTCTAAATGCCGTCCGCTCATTCGTGTTCCAATCCGTCGCACCAGCACCGCCCGCAACCATCGAAACCGCAATCGTATCGAAACGGAATTGCCCAGCCCCATCGCTTTCGATCATGCTATCGAGCCTACTAAGGGCTTGAGTAGCTGCAACCGCGTTGGCGATTTCAGTATTCGCACTGGCCGCCATTGC